GGGTTCTTCTCCCCGTTTCCCAATTAGAAACGGTCTGGTCTGTTACGCCCAACCCAATAGCAAGCTGTCTCTGGGTTAACCCGGCCCGCTCTCGTAAATTCATAAAATTACTGACTCTTTTTTTTGATAATCATACTTTAATCATAACACCCGCTCTATAAAATGCGTTTGTGTAACCTAAAGTGTGTTATAGTTGCGGCGTAAACGAAAAGAGAGTCGTCCGATCAAAAACTGACTCTCTTTTCACTCCCCGTTAAAGGAGATTGATTAATGTTAGATCAAAAGAGCGCGAATTGCGCTAACTTTTCTGCGCCATCTGAAAGTTTCGAGTCCATTCTGGAAAATCTGAAAGAAGCTAACAAGGGACGGCAGGAACGCTTGGGAGAACTTGAGTCGTTACTGCGAATGATTGATGCTTCTCTGGAAAATATTAAAAAGGCTAGTGAGGCTCAACAGGAGCGTCTGGGGAAACTTGAGGCGTTACTTCGTTTGATGGATTCCTCTATGGGAGACAACGAATGTCGCTATATTAGCCGTCTGGCTATTGACCTCGCCAAGGATGCTTACGACTTTCACGATACGAGCATTGGGCTTCCCTTATTTGGGTTAAAGGCCTAGGGCTAATGGGGCCTTTGACAGAACCCCTTTAGCAGGTGTGTATAAATCCACAATCTTAGGCCCCTCCACTTAGAGAGAAAGTTCAACCATTTAGAGGTCAGAAAAATGATCGATAAAACCAATGTAACAAAGTCCGAGAAAATTGCAGTCGTGATCCCCGAACTTAATGGAGCCAAAATCCGTAAGACAGAAGATGGTCGGTTTTCTGTTTATGACTTGATTCGTATTGCAGGAAGCAAGGGGGAGCGCAAGGTATGGGAACGCTTATGCGTCGCCTATCCTGAGTTAGTGACAAAGTGTCACGCAGAATATTTAGGCGAAGGCAAGGCTCGGAAAAAGTCCCCGGTTGCTACCCAGGAAAACTGTCTTTATATTTTGGGATTACTCCCAGGCGAGTGCGGTAAATCCTACCGAGAAAAAGCGGCCAACTTAGTCCGTCGCTATATCGAAGGGGATGCTGACTTGGGGGTAGAGATGATTTACCGTGACCACAATAAAGAGCGGGTTGAACGAGCTAAAAAACGTCTTTTAGTCTGTGATACCAATAAAGAGGCCGCAGAATTGGCCGCTAAACATGGAGTTCCACAGTCTCAAATTCATAACGATCGCTATCGTGGCTTGTATGAAATGAACGCTCAACAGTTACGGGAACAGGGAAAAATTAGCAAAGGAAAAACCCCGCTTGATGCCATGTCAACCTATGACCTTGCCCTTAACTCGGTAGCCAACATGATGGCTTTACAGTCCGATAATCCCAATGCCATCTTAGGCGTATCGGTCGGATTGCGAGACCTTCACGAAGCCAAAACCGGAAAAACCTTAACTCCTACATGGGAAGAAAGGGCCTTGCGACCAGCCCAGGCGCGTAAAGTTCTTTCCGATGGACAAATGGAAATGCCCTGTTAAATATTCCCTATCGTAAATGCAGGCAGTCTTCGGGCTGTCTTTTTTTTGAGCGTATAAATTCACGATGGGAGAATGAAAAGCTTCTCCTCTACCTTCCTGCAAACCCTCTACAGTGGCACTCGCGCTCTCTCGGTGTGTTGGCAAATCACCCTACCCGGCGGGACGGTTCTCGGATTTAGCGACAGCGATCGCCCGATTGTGATTGACGGTGTGACCTATGACCCCGATGGGGGATTCAGAGCCTCAGACGTGGATCGGAGTGTGGAAAATAGTGCCGACCAGATTACCCTAGAGAGCTATTTTTCTGAGCAAATTACTGAGGCAATGGTTTTAGCCGGCCAACTACGCGGGGCCAGCGTCTTTATTTTTCAGGTAGATCCCCGCAATCTTCCGTCAGCCCTAGAGGATAATCCCCTCACCTATAACCCTCTGTTACGGGGCCGGATTGCCCATGTAAACCGTACCGACCAAACTTTTACCGCTACCGTCCAGGGCATTCATTCCCGATTCGGCGATCGCCAGGGATGGCAGATTTCCCCTACTTGTCGCAACCGGTTTTGTGATGCGCTGTGTGGGCTGAATATTGCGACTTATACCAATTCGGCAACCGTAGAAAGCTTTACTGGGAACCGAATTATCGTGATTAATTTTGATTTCAAAGACAATGAATATACCGGCGGGAAATTAACCTGGGTTTCGGGTGATAATACAGATACCGAGACAACGATTGTTTATAGCAACGGCAGAACGTTGAAACTGCTAGATCCTGCGCTTAATCCGATTCAGATAGGCGACCAGGCAACGATTCAGCGTAACTGCGATAAATCCTTTGAAACCTGTCGGGTAATTTATGGAAATGCGACAAAGTTTAACGGTGAAATCGGCCTTCCCGGTGATTCTGTTCTCGGAAACCCAACCCAAATTGAGCCAGGATAATCCTCTTATGAATAAGCGATTTATTTTAGCCTTTATTTTATCGGTAGCCCTCTGTACGGCGGCGATCGCGGATGACAAATCCAATAACGACAATCAACAATGGGGGCTAGGCTCGGATATTAACGCGGTCATTGTGGGCGTGGTATTGACGGGTCTTGGCTGGGCTGTGAACCGTTTTACGGTGTGGGGCATGAAAGAGCGGGAGGCAGAATTTGAAAAGCGATTAATGAAAGAGTGGGATCTGATGTTTGATAAAAAAATAGGAACCATTCAAGCATTGAGCAGATCGGAAACTGATAGAAAAATGGATACGATCGCCAATAATTTAAGCCTATTAACAAAGGAATTAACCAACCTCAAAGAAACTTTGACTGATTACAAAGCCTCGATTGAACGAAAAATTGAGCGGACAGAGCGAGAACTGAAAACCTTAGAGGGTAACGTTGAAAATATTATTCCCCGCGTTAATGAAGCCTTTGCAAAAATGGGGCTTTACGGGGTAAATGCACCGCCTCAAATTAATGTTCGCCGAGGCGGTGATTCTAGTCCCTCTCGCTATGGAGACGAGTGATGGCTTTTATCGAAACCCGATTAGATTTAGGGATAGACTACGGAGCCACTTACAGCCTCCGATTTTTTACCACCATCAACGCCCAGGCTAACGGATTGGAATTGACCCGCGCTGAGTGGGATCAACCCCTGCTATTAATCCAACTCGGCGATCGCCCCTATGACCAGTCAGAGGTGGAGGCACTGCTAACGTTTCACGCGGCGACTAAGGGAGCCTTGAACGGGTTCAGGATTCGGGATTGGTCGGACTGGTACGCGACGGGGGAAACCCTGGGGACTGGCAACGGAACGGAACAAAATTGGCAACTGGTGAAACGCTACACCGTGGCCGGGGTGACTGTAACCCGTCCCATCACCAAACCCGTCCCTGGCTCAGTGAAAGTTTACGCCAACGGGATTGTGCAGGAATCGGGATGGTCGGTTGATACCACGAATGGAAAAATTACCACTACGCTATCGGGAAACCTAACCGTTGATTTTGAGTTTGATGTTCCCGTTCGTTTTTTGGAAGACAAACTCGATTTTCGCTTTGACGCGGCGAGTAACAGTAACCGTATTTTTGGCGGCCAATCTATTCAAATCACCGAGATTCGGGTAAAGCCCTACAGTTACCCGGCCCTAGACGCTTATCCTGATTCCCTCTCCCATACCTTCGACCTGGGCTACGATTACGGAACCACCGGCGGGCCACAGTTCAACACGGCGATCGCCCAAACCGCCTCCGAGTTTGAGAATCGGATCGCCCGATGGGATAATCCCCTGGGAGAATGGAACATCGGCGATCGTTCCTTAAACCGGGCTGAATTAGATTATTTTATTGCCTTGTTTCGGGTGTGTCGGGGTCAAGCGATTCCCTTTGACTTTTACGATTGGCAATCGTCCAGTTTCAAAAGCGTGAGATTTTCCAGTGATCAAATTGGGTTCCGATTTGATGCGTTTCGGAGTAGCGATAAGCAGGTAATTTTTAATCTCGGCGGGATTGGGGCTAAGGAGATTACTGTCAATCAATCAATCATATCAGAACTTATTAATTATTCAGAAACATTGCCGGGGACACCACTAGCTACCTACAATAGATTTGCTGATGCTCCTATAAATTCTAATTCGCCAAGTGCCTATTTAATATCAGCAACCTTTGATGATATTTTGATTATTGGTAACTTTAATTCTGCCTATGAAATTTCTATTGGCAATCCTGATATTATTGGTAATACCTACAATGGCTCTTTTTATCTGGGGACGATTGGCGTTGGTGAGACAGGACTGCCTTTTTCTGTTCAAAATACGATATTAGGAACCTGTGGTTATTCGATGACTATTAAATGGGACTGGACTGCTTGATCATCTCTAAAAATTCATAGCCTAATAAACTTAATCCAATATGAATATTTTCGTTTGTTAAGATTAAATTCAACGCTTTTAATGTAGCAAGATTATGTAATTTGATCGGATTATTTGCGTCATTTATTTGCTCTTGTAAATTAACACAAATACCTTGTAAAACATAATTCACTAAACTTGAATTACAAGCGGTAGCATGGTTATTTAAAGTGTAATAGATAGCTCGTAAACAAAGTCCATCATCAGGTGTCAAGGTCGCCAATATGAAAGAATAATTTTCAGATTGTGCGGTTAATTGATCAGTCCAAGTCATTGTAATCTCCTATAAATTAAATGTATTGTCCACCAGTGGATGTAGTTCCTGCTGAGTTACCCGGTAAAGTAACACCTGATGAAGAGATAACACCATTTGAAGAAACATCATATCTCTTGCCTGTAGCACTACCGCTAATAGTTGTGCCGTAAAAGTTAACATAGCTTGTTCCAGAACAAGCGCAAAATGCTCCAAATGAGGGATTTCCTGACAGTGTTAACGTGGAAGCTACAAATTCTTGCACCCCTGCTCCAAACAACAGCATGAAACCACTAGATCCGCCTGATATTGTGCAATTTCTAGCGTTTCCTGCCGAATCAGTATTGGTTATCAATGCGTTATTAGCTGAGACACAATGCCAGCCCGTGCCAACAGAACCAAAATTGCAATTACCATGTCTGATTACTGTTTTTGTTTGGGCATTAAATATATGCCCATTTCCCGTGTTGGTAAATTTAATATATTGAAAGTCATAAGCTCCGTTAACATTGTATCCTTGTATAATTCCATCGGGATTTGTTCCTGTGAATACCACAGAGGAAGAATTACCAGTGTTTCCTTTTAAAATAATATCAGCACTACCCAAAAAAGATTTTAAAGTTATGCAAGTAGAACCCAGACTGTAAGTTCCATCGGCAAATTGTCCCGTGATTGTATAGCCGTTATTGTCAATACTAGAGGCAATATCTATGAATTTTTGAGGTGTTAAAAAAGCACCGCCTACACTATCAATTAAACCATTATTTGAGTCACTCCCATCGGTACGAATATAATAGGTTCTATTGGCTGTTAATACTTCTCTCCCTGGTGTTGCCCATTGATAAGGGGGATTACTACTTGGTTGCGCGATCAACGCCTGACCCGCAGTACCGATCGCAATTCGTTTTAAAGTACCACTAGCTGAGTCGTAATAAAAAATATCCTTATCAGCGAGTGACGTGACATCAATTAGAGCGACTCGCCTTTCAGTGCCATTAGATTCCCCTCTAAACCGTAATAAATTATCGCTAGAAGGAACCCAGATCGCCGCTTGGTCAATAGCAGTATTAGGAGATATTGATTCATTTAAAATTAACGCACCAGCAGAACTAACCGATCCCGTTGCTCCAGTCGCTCCATTCTCGCCATCTCTCCCTTTTAATGGATTCCACGATTCACCTGCACTTAATGTTTTTTGATAGGCGATCGCCGTATTCGTTCCGTCTGTTTGGGTTATTTGAAACGTAGCATCACTGCTATTCGGGTTTTGTACAGTGATAAAATGAATGGTGATTTCTTCATCCGTTCCTACTGTAGGGCTAATAACAACTGGCGTTGTATCGTCCGATTCGCTGATTTTAGAATGCTTAGTTAACGCCGCATTGAGTTTTTTGGAATAGGCAACGGTAACACTTAACTGAGTAGTGACTGACCCAGTTAAAACGATAGACAGGGAATGGTTGGCGGCGGTTAGAACGTGCATAGTTAATAATACAAAAGAGCAATATATTCAATGTCATCCAGGGAGGCAGAACCGCCTCCAGTTGTTATCACAAAATCGGTTAAACTTTCTCCCGTTCCCTGAGCATTGGTGACTTCAATTTTGCCGGTGATAGTGCCAGTGTCAATGACCCCAGTGATAACCGTATCAGAAACAACGGTAAAACTGGTTAACGAGACGGCTCCGATTTTTCCACCGGTGCCACCGGTAAAGTTTTCGCCATAGAGGGTGATAGTATCACCAATTTTTCCCGTACTTGGGGAAAAGCTTAAAATCTTGGGATAACTATTAACAGCAGGGGGATTAATTACGGGGGGCGGTGTCGTCGGGGCCGGCGTTTCTTCTCCCTGATAGTTAACAACCACGCTAGAGCCATTGGTAATAGCACCTCCCAAAACTGGGGTGACTGTGCCGGTGGAGAGATTGACGGTGTAATCAATATCTGGCTGATAGGTGATAGTACCGGTTGAGTTGGTAACGGATGAAATGGCATAGATATTCGTTTGGGGTAAAGTGATTGGGGTTCCCTGGGTTGCCGTAGCGGTTTTGGTATTAGGAGAGGGGACGGTGTAGGATTGCCCGAAAATTGTGCCATCGTAGGGTACGGCTTCGAGGGTAATGATTCCCCTAGCGGCGAGGTTGATACGGGTAATCTGTAGCTGTTGATTGCCGGTTTCAAAGGGGATTTCGATTACGTCCCCGGCTTCTAGGGCGGTGTAATTATCCAGGACGGTTAGGCGATATTTATGGCGACGGAGCCATTTTAATTGCAGATATTTATTGGCGATATTGATGGCTTCGGTTTCGGTTAAAACCAGTTGGGTTAAATCCAAATCCTCAATGTTTTGGCGACCCTCTAGGTTAATCTCAAAACTGGTTTTACTGTTTTCTTGATGGTCTTTATTAAAGTCTCGGAACCTGACTCTGACTTGGGTTGGGAGGTCAGATAGAGGGATTTCTTCACAGAGAAATAATTCGGGGGGTTTCTGCCCTGATTCATGGGCCGCTAAATTGGTGAGGGGAATTAAGGCGGAAGCGGCGGATCGGTTTTGCTTAATAAATTTAATTTGACCGCCGGTGTCAATGGGCCAAAAATCATAGGCAATTTGGAGGGCTAATAATTTCTCGCCCAGGCTTCCTGATTTGGTAGCATAGCCGCGCAGGGTAGTGCTATCGAGTTCGGAACTATTGACCTCGGAATTGGCCCCGGTGGTGACGTTTAACCCGTGTTGCCAACAAATATGCCGGATGACCGCCCCGACTGAGGTGGTACCGGTCTCGATTTCGGCTTCTAGCCCTGGATAGTTTCCTTGAAAAAGTTGGCCGTCTGAATTATTGAGGCGGAGACGATGGAGTACGGAGTAACAGCGTCCCCAATAGGCGATATGGTTTGACCCCATAAAGCTCAGGTAAGCATCGGGGTTATTGTCGTGGTAGTAATTGTTAACGCTTAATCCTTCAAAGCGGCCCCAGTATTCGCCAAAGACGGAATCAACTTGGCCGTTTTGGTATAGCAGGATTTTGTTTCCCCAGATGCGCTTGATTTCAGGGTTTGACGTGACGTTGATAGCTGAATCGGTTTTGGGTACGCGGCCCCACACGACCCCCAGATTCCCAAAATAGATTAGGGTTTGGATTTCTTCACGTTTTACCGGGTCGAAATAGACATCGGTTTCATAGTCGGGTGGAACTTGAGCGGCGACGTAATAGCCCTGGGCTTTGACGGTTCCGTAATAAGTGGGAATCTCGTTCCCGTATTGGGAGAGCGGGACGTTCCACGTTTCCTGTAAGTTACGGAATGATTGGGTGATGGGTTTTTGCCCAGGGCCAAATAGTGAGGCGAGGAAGGATGCCCCAATGCTCAAACCAAACGATGCAAAAAAAGGGAGTACCATGACTCCCATTGTGGATTTATACGGTTTTATTTAGTGAGAGAGATGGGATTAGAGATCATCGTTGACAAAAGGACTGTGATTGGGGGCCATCGGGCGCAGGTCTGGTTTAGAGCCTGAATTTCTAGAAGCACAAAATGGCTCTACCCAGTGGTGAATCTCTATGCGGTTCTTGTTTAGTGCCGCTACGATTCCCTCGGCCATTTCAAGAGTCAGGGGAGGGCTGCTATTAACAAGCCCAGTTTGATACTTGCAACAAACTCGGTACATTTTTGTATCCATCTTAATTTTCCTCTAAATGTTTTCTTTGATAATAGCTGGAGCCGGCTATTGTTAGACCCCTTTGGATGCGGTAACTTGGCGATCGCCTTACTAGCCGTATTGTTAATCGTCGGACAACCCAAGCCATTTTCTGTCTCGAATATCCGGGGACATCTCCAATATCTGAATATCAACACATGAAACGTCTCCTTGATTGCCAGCTTTCCATTTGGAAGCAGAATAATAAATTTTATCAACGACAAAATCATCGCCAAGATTTAGCGGATTAATGCGAATTTCCGCGATCGCAGGACGTTGACGTGACCAGCTATTCATTTGAGTAGCAAAGACCACACTGCCACATTTAAAAACAATGTACATAAGTTTTCAAGTCTCCTAATTGGTTTTGTGAGTGGATTGGGAATTAGTTAGAGGGCGATGGGGCGGGTGGTAAATTTACCAGTTAGTTTTCTAGGCTTTGAATGGCGAAATCAATCCAATCGCGGGCTTTCAGTAAATCCTTTTTGAGGTCATCTTTTTTGCCGGCCCGCCATAGGTAGGGGATAGCAGTGGCAATACAGAAGGCAATATAGTGAGGGAGTGGGCTGTTTTCTAGTAGGGATTCGATCGCCTGGCGGCAGGTGCAATGTTTTCCCTGGTAATAGTTGGGGTCGGACATGGTTAAACTCCTTTGGAAGCGGTGACTTGGCGATCGCCGTTGTAGCGGCCTTTGACTCGGTAAGAGGTTTCACAGTGAGCGTGACGGTGAAAAATGATTTGACCGATTCTCATACCGGGATAGAGTCGGATGGAGGCTTGCTGACGATAGTTTTTGAGTTCAAGGGTCAGAACGGAGTTGTTAAACCCTGGGTCAATCCAAACTGCGAGGGCGTGGCCTTGTCCCATGCGGGCCGGGGATGACCTTAAGCGAAATTCACAGGAGATATTGTCGGGAAGATTGAATACTTCAACGGTTTCAGCAAGAATAAATTCCCCTGGGGTTAAGTGGTAGCCTTCTTTTCCCATCGTAATTTTCACTAGTTCCGTTCCGCGTTCAATTTCGATGTGTTTTCCCAGTCTCACATCAAGGGATGAGGGATTGATAAGGCTGGGGTCATAATTTTCCATTGCCCCTTCTTTGAGCAATTCACGGATTTGGCGATCTACTAAAATCATTAGTTCATTCCCTCAATCATTGTTTTTAAAAAGTCAATAAAGCCTTCAACGTCATTGATAACTAGCCCGCCTTGCTCAAGAGTGTCAAAAAACTTTTCTCTTGAAATATTGAAATAACACTCGTAAATGAACTGAACCGCAATCGGGTCAACTTCTGATAACTGGGTAACGTCTTCTTTTTTTAATACCCTAGTATTTTTTACGGATTCAATTAGCCGTTTTAAGGCTGTTTTTTTTGCGTTAATTTTCTCCCATCGTTTGCTTTTAACCCGATTAATCTGAAATGCTCCAAACCCAGTTCCAACGTAAAGCCAGATAATAGGATCGCTCACTCCATCCCCAAACTGGAATCGGGTATAAAGCCCATAGGGATAAAAGAAGCCAAGGTGAAAACTCCAATAATACTGACCTAAGCACAGTTGATATTCCCACCAATGCGTATTTTCAGGGAAAAAAGTAAATTGAGGCGTTTGATTAAGGTTCATGCGATTAACTCCTGAAAAATAGTTAACTGATTACAGCGTTTCTGGGCGATCGCGCAGTAATTAGGGTTCAATTCAATCCCAATGGCTCGTCGTCCCAGGTCTTTAGCGACCATGAGGGTAGTTCCTGACCCGGTGAAGGGATCTAACACCACACCATCGGGAGGACAACCCGCCAGGATGGCCCGCTTAGGGATCTCCCTGGGATAACAGGCGAAATGGGCTTCGGGAACAGGATCGGGGGATAAATGCCATACGTCCCATAGATTACGGCCATCAGGGTTTGGGGAGGGCATACTGTTTTTTTCCATACTTTTACGGGCTTTTTCACACCACTCCGTGCCTACCAAGCTTCCGCCATTTGTCAAAGGGTTCCACAGTCTTTTATGGGCAACACGAACAGAATCTTGATCGTAGAAATACTTGGGAGATTTAGTCATAAACCAGATGGTTTCATGGGCTACGGTCATTGCGTCTTTTTTGGATGTGGGCATGGGGGCCGCCTTGCTCCAGATGACCTCATTTCTGATAATCCAACCCGATTCGAGGGCGGCTAGGGCAAATCGTTGAGGGATTAAACAGAGGGATTTATTGGGGATAGAAAAATCCTTGACTTTGACGTGAGGGCTGTCGGTATTGGGGACGTAAACCTCCTTTTGATTGGTGACTTTATTGGTTGCTCCCTTGCCACTACCAGAGAAACTATCGCCTAAATTAACCCAGCAAGTTCCCGCAGGCTTGAGAACTCGATAAACTTCCCGAAAAATGGTTTGCAGTTTATCAATATAGGCGTGAACTGTTGGCTCGATGCCGACCTGGTAATCCACTTTTTCGGCCCCGCATTTGGGGCAAATATCAGCATAATAACCGGGCGTTTTAGTGGCTGACCGAGAGGGTCGGTTCTCGTTAAATTCGGGATTACCGAAGGTTTTGGTGGCGTTGGGATTGGCTACATGGTCACAGTCAGGATCGCCGCCTAACCATTGGGCTGTTTCGTAGTCTCTGAGGGCATAGTAGGGCGGAGAAGTGCAACCGCAATCAATCGAATTGTCGGGAATTTGTCGGAGGATTTCGAGGCAATCCCCCTGGTGTAGGGTTAACTGGGGAGTTTGGAAATAAATCATTTACGATAAATCCTTTCTAGCTTGGTGATTTTGTCGTGACGGGCTTGGATTTTGGCCCCGCAATAGCAACCCAGAAAAAAGGCGATCGCCATTAATCCCAGAATGATGCTAGATAGGGAATAGAACAGAAAGAAAACAGGATCAGTCATTTAAAACAAACTCCAAAATTTCAGGGTCAATTTTTTTCAGGGATGGGCATTTTTGCTGATAGTTGGCATAAAAATCTTTAAAATTTTGGCGGCTGATGTGATAGCGGCGATTGTGGGGGACTTTATGGGCTACTAACCACTTTTTGCGAATCCATTGATTGACGGTTGTATCATCAACCCCTAGTAATTCAGCGAATTGCCTTGCCGACCAGTTATCGGTTTCTAGTACCAGAGAAATGCGCATTTTTGTCGCCTTGCGATAAATCCCTTCAACGGGTCGCCTCATCCGTTCGGCAATCATTCTGGGCGGTAATTCACCGGCTAGGGATTCCAGTAATACCTCCTCGTCGTTAGTCCAATTTTTGCGGGTGCGATCGCACTTTTTACACCTTAGAGAGATTTTTAAGTTCGTGGCTTCGGTATTGAGGGATTCGTAAGAGCGTCCCATTTTCGCCGCAATTTCTTGGGGCGGATATTTACCGGCCAACTTCTTTAAGGTTTCTCGATCTTCATCCGTCCACCGCTTCCAAGTCCGTTGCTTAAGCATTGCTGGCCTCCTTTCGCTCCTGAGCGGCGATCGCCCAATCAATATGCGGGTGAGCTAATCGGAGTTGAATTTTTGCCATTGGGCTAATGGAGTCGTCTTCTAGGATGGCGATTAATAATTTGCGGATTTGGGTTAATTCGTTCATAGCGAAAAGTCCTCGGATTGGTTTACAAAATCGTCGTAAGAAATGCCTAAGATTTCATCGGCATAGCATTTGAGGTCGTCAACTACGTTCAAAACTTTTTCGTAGTCCTCGTCAATGGTGGCAGTAAGCTCAATTTCAGCTTTTTCCCCATCAAATAGGGTGTTAGTGCGACGGTAG